TACTCATCCATCACTAAGTACTTCAAACTAACACCACGCATTGTCTCTGGTCTATCTGCACCCTTTAGCGATATCATTGCACCATTGATCAACGTAATCTGCATGTTATTGACATGACTACCTTTGATCACTGAATGACCTAGCTCTAACAGCGTAGACCACATAATATCTCTAGCTTGTCCCTGCGTAGGAGCTACATACCAGACATGACCCTTCTCAGTCTGTAGTCCTTCTATAATCAATGTCCAAGCTGCTAACCTTGATTTACCTGTACGTCTACCAGCAGCGATGATCTTAAACCTTGTAGGGTCTTTGAAGACCTCTTGCTGCCAAGGAAGAAGTTTAACTTGTAGATCCATCTTCTTCCTCGTAATCAATCAATGTAGTCTCTACATCAACTGGTTCATGCTCTATCATCTCCACTGGTGACTCTTGCACACCAGTGATGTTAATAGTGATTGCTTTAGCCCCTGATGCTGTTCCTTTATCCTCAAAGTAAGATACTGGAAGCATCCGATCCATACACATCTTAAGTGCTGCAATCTGATCCTTATCATTGTCATCTAATGCTTTATGTACTATCTTTCTGATAATCGCATTAGAGTGTGTCAGCAACAGCGAAGCAGTGAACTCTTTTATCCTTGCTGCTTCTCCTGGTGGTCTACCTCTTTTCTCTCTCTTAATATACTTTTGTACTTCTTCCTGCTTAGGACGACCTCTAGATCTCTTCTTTTTCGCAGGCACTTTCTTCTCTTCATTGACTGCCAAGACATCCTGGCTGACTGATGAAGGTAGCGAACAATCCTCAGTAAGAGAATTAATTTTAATTTCTGACATCAGATCCCTCTATATAGTTTCTCTGCCGGAAGGCAGGACATAAGAGTGTATATAATTTTATGTATCTCTACAATGTAGTCAGTATGAAGTCTGTATGTAGTATATAAATTTAAGTTTTTGTTTATTGTTCGTACATCGTCTGTTCATCGTTTCTACATAGAAGGATATATTCTAGCATATTTTTAGAGTTTTGTCAAGTTATTTCTACTTATTCAGTCAAGATTGTTGTTCTGTACCGACACCAGCACAGATCACACAAGGCTATGGCGGGACTCCATTTACATGGTGTCAGAGGCTCCGCAGAGGCTTTATTACTAAGCTATTGATTTTATTAGATATTATTAGATAGACTGTTTAGGCTTTAGAGACTTCCATTTTAGCTTTTTTTTAAGGCTATTGGGGTGCTAACGCAATCAACAACGCTGGTTACCCCTCCCCCTACCGTTTATCTGCGTAGATCTACCGCTTATCAGCTCAGAAACTATAGCGATATCTCCGACGAATGGTCTATATAGGCGGACGAGTGGACGATATAGCCTGACCAATGGTACTTGACAAAGGGAGATATCTATGGTGGACCCTCTAGAGCCACTATGACGACTTGCATTCCAACCTAGACTCATGCATAATACGCACATGGACAAAGCAAATCGCTAAGTCAAAAACAAAGGGTAAACGAAATGAACAACCTGATCCAAGAAATCAAAGACACCTACAAAGCATTAAAGCTTGTAACGATAGTAAAGAAAACATCGCATACAAGATTTATAACAGCGTACACAAAGCACGGCAGAATCAACGGCATACTGATCAGCAAAGGCATCTTCCGATCAACGATCCGTCGACCAAAACTAGGCGATTACACGGTATGGAATACTAACATTGATTTTGTCCGACATGAGAAAATTACCAGTAAGCAATATATCTAACCAAGGACGAAACCCTACGCACTGTGGGGTATATAGTTTAATACTATACTGACGAGTCCAACTAACCTTTTGGGGTAGAATCATGCTCAAATTATCAATCACTAGCAAGCTAGACGGGATTAGATCTTGGAGTTTACAGGCATTAGATACCTGCTCGGGCAGTATTAATGTCTACACCGGCGAATTGGTTGATGCCTGCAAGGGATGTTATGCAACCACGGCACACTATTTATACCCAAATGTTAAAGCGCCTAGAGAGCATAATAAACAAGATTGGCAGCGTGATGATTGGGTCGATGATATGGTTCAAGCTTTAGACTCGGACAGATATTTCCGTTGGTTTGACTCTGGCGATATGTACACAATCAAGCTAGCCGAAAAGATGTTTGAGGTTATGAAGCGTACACCATGGTGTAAACACTGGCTGCCGACTAGAATGTACAAGTTTCCTAAGTATCAATCGATACTAGAGCAAATGGATGCGTTACCGAATGTTGTAGTGCGTAGATCCTCGGATTCCGTTATCGGAGAGGTACTTGATGCGCCATGGTCTAGCACTATTGCACAATCCTACGATAACGCTAATGTTAGCGTGTGCCATGCTTACCAGCACGAAGGTAAGTGCAAAGGGTGTCGGAAATGTTGGGACAAATCAATCCCCATTATCGGTTATGTTGCACATGGTCGAAAGATGGCCAAGGTTATTAGACTTAAACTTGCAAAGGCTTAATCATGTCAAAGTCAAATGATGTTGTCTTAGTCCTAGGCGGTGCATTGTTCGGTGCACTGTATGCTGCAATGATTTTCTTCTCACTATGAGGCTTTCATGTCCTATACACTCAAAAAACCAATCAACGGATTAAGCTTTGATGATATCAAACGCATATATGATAATAATCCTAGTATGACGTTGAAGGAACTATCAAACCTTACCGGTTATGCTGTACCCTTCCTCAAAAAGCTTCTGTTATCTTAGGGGTTTAACATGTTCGAGATACGTTATCGCAGCGGTATTAAATCAGGCGATCTTTTCCAGTCATACAATGACATCGGACAGGCTAAAGATTGTTTGGATACTTTCGACAAGCCAATAGGTAAATTTTATGGTATCGATACACAATCTAAAGATATATTCTTTTCGTTTGCTTATGAAACTGAATTGATGAAATCAAAGGGGATGTAAACAATGGAAAACTATAAGATTGTCGGTTACTTGTTAACCTATAGATACCCTGAGTACTCTGGTTTAACCCACCTAGATCGCTTTGATACACTGGCGAAGGCAGAAGACTATGCTGAGACTTCAGAATTGACTGAATACGTTATTAACCCCATTGTGGACCTATCAGGAGATTAAACCATGAAAGTTTTCGTATACTTCAATCTACATAAAAAGTGTTTTTCTGTTAAGGCTTTGGAAGGCCCACAGAAAGGTTTAGTGATTAAGCATACTCGCCTTATATGGTTAGAGAATGTCCGATACAAAGTATCCGAAGCTGGCAGACAACGAGTTTTACGTGAGCGTACGAAAAACGTACACGCTGGTGTTGTCGGTACACTCAGTTTTCCATCTATTGATATTGGGCCTGATGACTGGACGCCAATAACGTATAACCCATACAAGTACAGTACTTTTGTTACAACTTACGAGGAGCAACCTGTACAGTATTCTGATGCCTGTTATCTATTGTCAACAGGTAAAGCTGCCTTTATCACTGCTGTTGGTAGGGTTGAATGAAAGATGCGTTGAAAGCTATAGCGATTATGTTAGCGTACATGATCGCTATTTGTCTCTATGTAAAGGCTAAATCATGATCATTTTACGTAAGTCTGAAATACTTTATGAATGCACAGCTAAAGAGTTGGAGTATGCTGTTGCCTCTGTAAAGTTTCCTGAAGTCTATGATGAGATTGTTCGCTTTCTCTCTGAAGGTGGATTCAATAATCTATCTGATACTGAATTGGCAGAGCATTACAGAGAAACCTTTACCGACTTAGACACTATAGAATTCAGAAAGCAATACAGGATTACTAAATGAGCTTAACATTCAATAATCAACCATGCGAGATTGTCCAAGGTCCAGACGCTGAAGGCTTAGTCTGTATACGATATGCTGGCGATCCTCGATGGCCTTTCCCGTCCTATACATGGGTTAGTCCTAAAGTATTGAAGAAAACCACAGAAAAGCAAAAGCGATTAGAGGCTCTACAAGGCATCGAAGAGGCTCTAATGTAAGTATCATGTAAGTTTAGTGTGGTACAATAGCAACACTTTACAAGTTGCTAGGAGCCACTATGTCAGCAAAATCCAAGGAAAGGATAAGACTAAATAAGTTACATGGTCACAAGTATAAAAGACTATTCTTGAATGAAGGATACTTTTGTTTTTATTGTGCCGACCCTGCTTCGTCATTAGATCATGTTCCACCTTTGTCGTCTATGGACAATCTAGACTATGATTACAGGAAGAAGCATAGTATACCATGTGCTTTACTGCCCTGCTGTATGGATTGCAACACAGCATTAGGAGATAGGAAATTGTTTACTGCTATGGAAAGACTACAATACTTAGAGTCCTACTATGAAGCGAAGCTTATAAAACAACGTAAGCTATGGTCTGATGATGAGATAGAAGAATTAGGAGGTAGACTTAAAGACTATGTCAGGGCTAGACAAGAAAAGATTAGTCGTTTCATGTACAAAATAAGGGCTATACAAATGAGGCAAATAAAGCCTGAGACGTTTCCGGTGATGTCTGAAAACACCTTCGAATAGAAAATCGATTGTAGGTACCTTAAAACGCGTTTAAACGGCATTGTAGGAGGTTAGGAAGATGACTAAAGAGACAGTACAGATAATGTTAGCCTTGATTGAGGCGATGATTGACTCCAGTGTAGCTGCTTCATGGGGTCAATGGGAGGAAGTAGAGCATGCTGAAGATGTTAAAGAGGATCTATA